ATTCCAATCCAGCAATGGGAAACAACGGCGCGTTTCAGATACCAGGAAAAACTCTACGTGACGCATTGTTCGTTATCGCTAGCGACGGCATGGGATGGGAACACGTGAGCGTCAGTAAGAAGTATGAGTGCCCTACGTGGGCGGAGATGTGCAAAATTAAGGAACTCTTCTGGGATGATGCAGAGGACTGGGCAGTTCAGTACCACCCACCGATGAGCCGATACGTGAACAACCATCCGTACTGCTTGCATCTGTGGCGACCGACCGACTGCGGTGAGATGCCGTTCCCGCCTGATATTTTAGTGGGGATCAAGTGACGAACTTCAAAGATCGTGCGAGGGAAGCTGTAAAGTCGATACCGATTGACGCATCAAAGACGTCGCGTGCGCTAACGTTAGGACAAATATTTGATCAGGGATTTGAGAAGGGCGCGGAGTGGGGAATGAGGCAAGCCGTGGAGGCGCTTCGGCGCTCAAGGCGACCGGAGACTTATTACGAAAGTGGTGAGTGGGCAGACTGGCTACTAGAGAAGGCGAGGATGGAATGATCTCTAAGACAAAAGAACTTCAAGGCAAGTTCCCAGCGTTTGATGAGGCAATCCTTGAGATAACCCAAACGGCGAACTTCTACGTAGCATCGCAAACCAATGAGTACGCAGTCAGGCTTTGCATGGCCTATGCGTTTGAAGCTGGCTATCGTCAAGCAGCTGGGGACTTACGGACTGGCGAGCTGCCTAGTGATGCGAAGGTATTAGGTTTTAACTGGCAATGGGCAGACTGGCTACTAGAGAAGGCGGGGATGGATTAGGTTTGTCTCGTCGGCTTTCCCAGTTAGTGCCGTTAAAGAACGAGACAAAGAACGAAAGCTGCTGGTTCCGTCGAGACGCGATTAAACAGCAAGGGGTAGCGGCCAGCAGTTAGTAGTTTACAATAAACGAGGGAACTATAAACATGAGTGAATATGATAAAGTGCTTTTGTTAATCGACGCATTGAACAAAACGATTCAAGAAAACAACTACGGCAAGATTACCGGCGCTGAGTATGCCGAAGAGCTTGGGTGTTTTGGATTACGGGACTTGGACAGAGAAAACATGCTCTATGATCTGCGCAAGTTTCTTGATTGTTACCTAGATCCAATCCTCAAGATTTCTGGTGAAATTAGAGACGCCAAAAAAAGCGTGACTAAACAGCAATTCCTGGAGTCTCTATGAGGAACACAAGCTTAGATGCGTATGAACGGATCAAGGCGGAAGGCTTACTCAGTCGCAGACGCTTTGAGGTGTACGAGATCGTAACGCTGCACGGTCCTGTCACTGCGCATCGAATGGTTAAGTTTGCGAGATCCAAGTATCCAGAGGCTAATCAGACGGGTTTTAACGCTAGGCTCTCAGAGCTTGAGGAAATGGGCTGTATCACTACCGTGGGTGAGGAGATCAATCCGGTGTCAGGCAAGTCCAATTTGCTGTGGGCTGTCACTGGAAAGCTTCCTACGGTTTTAAGGAAGAGTGAGAAAAAGGATTCTGCGATTAAAGAAGCGATCAAGAAAGAGCGTATGGCGTGCGCTGCGATCGCTTTTTCTACAAACGATCTCATCGGCCAAGCAATCGGCAATATGATCATGGAACGGAAGGATTAGGCTAATGGGGGGGTTTGCGGGGATGGCGGATCAAGATGCGTTTTGCATGACTTGCTTCAAGGTGACGGACGCGGCAAGCATTACATACGATCCTATCTTGATGCGTATTAGGATCGACGTGAAGTGCCATGGCCAGTCCTACGTTCGCATCGTTCCAAAAGAGATCTGTTTAAGAGATCCGAAAAAGGCATTCACGTTTTTCCCTGTGAAGGGGTAGCTTCATGCCGTGGCAGGCGGAATCAAGGCTAAACGTAACGGACAGCTCTTTGAGCAGGTATTTGAATACCGCTGCAGGCTATCGCACGTCTCTGTCACTCGCATTCCAGACGGATCTAAGAGGCTGTCACAAAAGGTTATCATCCCGATCAAGTCGCCTTTTGATTACGTTGCATCGTTTGAAGGCAAGATCGCGCTGCTAGATACCAAGACCATCGAGGGTGACAAGTTCTCCCATTCGCTCATCGCTAGGCATCAGGTGATGGAGATGGCCAAGCACTACAACCAGCTTCTAGCTCCCTGCGGCTATGTCATCTGGTTCCGATCGATCAAGCAGGTGGGATTCATTTCAGCGCACGCGCTCGCTGATCGCGTGGGTGTGCGTGGGAGCTTTGGGATCAAGGATTGTGTGCTCTTGGGAGCGGACACTGCCTTTGACTGCAGGCGCATCTTCGACCTACCCGCTACTCCAATAGTTAAATAATACTTAACAATTAAAATTATTCCTGTACGCTTTTTTGCATGAATGCAAAGGAGCTGCGTAAATCGCCTTTACGCCACTATCCCAAGCTACCAGCAGAATGCCTCATCTGTGGGGGATACGCTGAATGGCGGGCCGTTATCGCGCTTATGGATGGGGGGAGAGAGGAGTTTTGGAATCACGTTCCTCTTTGCCGTCCGCACTTTAGGGAAATGGCGGAGTTTGGATTCTACAGATTCACCTACCACTATCCAATTGTTAAGATGTGTTTACAATTCGTAGGCTGGCAGTTTCATGACATGCAAGGCAATCCAAGGCTGTCACATGACGGATTGATCCCAGTGAGAAAGAAATCTTTCTCTGTTGGCACGCGCTTTAAGTGGTGAAGGTGGTCCGCCAGGTAATCGAAACCTGACCTCCCATTGCCGAGTTACACGGGACAAAATGGGCACTCATCCAATGAGCTTGCGGACCATGGTCAGTATTATGGGTTTTAGAATTTAAGGGAAGGGATCTTGGTTGTGCGGGGACTCGGAATTGCACCGATTCTCGGCGTCTATCTTACTCTGGCCAGGCCGCGCTCTACTGTATGAGCTAATCCCCGCATAAAAGAATACCCCAAAAAAAAGCAGTGCATGACAGCTCAATTTTGGGGTAGTGGATTAACCGCGAAGAAAATCCTGAGGGGATCTGAATACGCTAGCGCACCACGCGCTGCAACCCCTCAATTTTGTCCAGGGGGGAATAATGCCAAGATTAAATATTGAAGATACGTGGTGGACAGATCCACGTCGATACCAATTGGCGCGACTAGTTGGCAGCAAAAGAACTGCTGACGGTTTGATGTTGGAGGCGTGGTTATTGGCTCAATCTTTTTGGGGTAACGGGAGGAAGAAAATACCTCTCATGGCCTTCCTTGAAATTACCGACAATCAGTTCATTTTTGATTGCGATCTTGCAGTCAAACATGGCGGTTTCGTTTACGTTCGCGGAACACGACAGTATCACGAGTGGTACGCAACTCTTAAAGAGTCTTCAGCTAAGGGTGGGAAATTAGGAGGTAAAAGACCAAAGCGGAAGCAGAGCGGAAGCAGAGCGGAAGCAGAGTCTCTTACTCTTACTCCTACTCTTACTCTTACTCTTAAAGAAAAGAACGAAATCGAAGATCGCTCCGCTATGGGCATAGCGCCGCAGGAAGCGCCGCCATCGCCGTCGTCAAAATTTATTGGTTCCTATGTGAAAGCATACCAAGCAAAGTACGGGGCAAAGGCAAGGCCGGACCTTGGAGGAAAGACACAAGGCGGGATCAAAAGGCTACTTGCAGACACTCCCGTAGAGAGAGCTTGCGATATGATCCAAGTCTATCTGCAAATGGATGATGCGTGGTTTAAAACCAAGGCTCATGACTTTGAGACTTTCGCTCAAAACCTCACCAAGATTGGATTAGCGCTAGACACGGGGCGGGAAATCGGCAAGAAGCGCAAAACCATCAGCGAGATGCTGGCGGAAGAAGAACAAACCAAGAAAGGCCAGGTGCTCCTTGGATCAGGTTAGGTTTCAGCAACAAATGGATCGTTTAGTCGATTGCTTTGGTGACAAGGCTTTTGGTAACGAGCGCGTAAGAATCATTTGGAGAAACGTAAACGCGTTATCAGATCAGTGGCTGGTCACGGTTGTGGACAACTTCATTGCCACCGCAAAGTATGCTCCCCTACCTGCTGATTTTTACGAGTTTGCAGCACTAGAGCGCGAAAGACTCTGGCAGATCGAAAAGCTAAAAAACGCTAGCGAAGCTAAAACCTTCATGGCCACTTATGGTGCAGAAGAGATCCAACAGGTTTGCGCTACCATTCGAGACCGTATCAACGGCGCAATGAGCGATGAGCACTTTACGAGCTTCCAGAAGCTTTTACGAACAGCTCCGACGAAAGAAACCTATTGCCCTGCATGTTCGGGTGACGGTTGGCTAGTTTACAAGATTGACGGCGGAGATACTGCAAACCGTTGCTTTTGCCCCGATGGGGGCCGCAAACCACAAGGCATTCGCCAATTGACCTACGGCGAGTGGAAACAGGCTAACTAGACGGGTGTTTCTTCTCTAGTGCAGCCATCTGCTCAGGCTGTAGCCCTAGGTAGGGCCTAAACTTGGAATGCTCCAGCACTGGCTTAAGCATCTGCATCTGATGGATCTTGTAACGCACCAGGTACATGAAAGCGTCGTCCCACTGGAACAAGAAGCGCTGTGAGATAGGACGCTTTCCCTTTTCTAAGAGAGACATGTAGGCCTTGCTGATCCCTAGGGCGTCTCCTATCTCCTCTGCAGTGATGCCCACCGCCTTGCGCCTATCTCTAAGTAATTCTCCAAGCATAAAGTTGATTGTAAGTTTACCCTAGTGGTACTATCTACTCAAATGGATTGGACGTGGATTGTTAAATTATTGTTAAGTATTGCCGCCTACGGGGTAATCGCATGTGCTTTAATTAAGCTCACCGCTCCCAAGCGCAATCCTCTTGATGAATCGTTCGACAAAAGCAAAGACGCACAAGATTAAACCATGGCCGAGAACAGAAAAGAGCGCAAAGTCCGGCCTCTAAAAAAAAGGGAGCTTGATCCGCGTATCGTAATCTTTGCCAAAGAGTTCATAAGAACCGGAAAAGGCAAAGCGTCTGCTCTCGCCGCTGGATATAGCCCTAACTCAGCAGCCTCTATTGGGAATCAGTTACGCAAACATCCATATGTGGTCGAAGAGCTAGAAAAGTGGAAGGCAAAGATGAATCAAGAAGTAAACATTGATCGTCAATGGTTCATCAAGCGCCTAGTCCGTCAGATCGACTTCAACCCTGGCGAGCTGATCGAGATCACTGAAGAAGGCGACCTAACCCTTAAGCCAGACGCCAAGAAAACCGCGCTTAAGTACTTTGACTCTATCTCTCAATCTAAATCTAGAAGTGACGGCGTTGCTGGCTTATCTCTCTCTAGATCCCTCTCGTTCAAAAACAGAGATCAACTCGCTAGGATGAAGTTCTTAGCTCAACTATTAGGATTCGTGGATGGACAAGGAACTAACACAAACGGTCAGATCCTGGTCGATGGAGAAGTTTTGGAATATCTACAAGGAAGCTCCAAACCCAAGGACCAAACAGAACCTGATCCGACATAGGTGCAAGCATGATCTTAGATTCTTTGCGAAGATCTTCTTTCCTCACTACTGCACTAGTCCGTTCAATCTGTTTCATGAGGAATATTTTAAAAAGTGGGCGTTTGGCGAAAGAAAATCTAAACGCGCTTGGGCAGCTCCACGCGGTGCGGCTAAGTCAACTATTCCTGGATTCATCAAGCTTATCCACGACTTATGCTACCATTCCGAATACTTTATCGTTGTACTCAGCAATACCGAATCGCTTGCAATTCAGAAGCTTAAGGACATCAGATCCGAGATTATCAACAACACTAAGCTCATTGGTCACTACGATTTATCCTTTGTGGATAAAGTACCAGGTGAGTCGATGTTTACGGCTCAGTCTCGATTCGGTCAGACTCGCTTCATGGCGTTTGGTCGGGGTGCGCAGATTAGAGGTGTTAAATTTGGTCCTTATCGCCCATCCAAAGTGGTTTGCGACGACGTGGAACATAGTGAAGAGGTTTATAACGAACGTACCAGGTCTAAAACGCTTGCGTGGTTCCGAGAAGACGTTTCAAAGATTGGAAACGAAAGTACTAACCTCGAGTTTATTGGAACAGTCCTCCATCGGGAATCTCTCCTCAAGAATCTTCTAAGCAATCCAGCTTACGAGGGAGAGATCTACCAGTCGGTCATCTCCTGGTCAGAGCGGCAAGATCTCTGGGAGCAGTGGAAGCGAATCTACACCAATCTGGACAACCCCGCGCGCAGGGAGGAGTCAGACGCTTTCTACCAAGCAAACGAGAAGGACTTGCTGCAGGGCACTAAGGTTTTATGGCCTGAGAAGGAGCCTTACCTCTACCTGATGAAGGAAATGGTCGAAATCGGTCGCCTTTCGTTCTTCAAAGAAAAGCAAAACCAGCCCCTAGGAGCTGAAGAGAAGATCTTCGACAAACTCCACTGGTATCGTGAGACCCCAGAGGGGCTTCTTATAGAATCATCCAATACGCTCATAACGTGGCCTACAATCAAAGAATCGGCATACGCCACTATAGATCCCGCCACGGGACAGACAAAGGCCAAGAAGGGCCGCCTGGGTGACTATACGTGCATTCTATCTGGCTACAAAGATCCCAAGGGTAGGTTACTGGTTCATGAGGATTGGACTAAGCGCGCTCCCCCCACCAAGTACATCCAAGAGATCTTTAGCCACCATGAGCGGTTCAATTATCAAAAGTTCGGGGTTGAAACCAATCTCTACCGCAATCTTCTCCTACCAAACATCATCGAGGAGCGTAAGCGTAGGGAGCAGGCAAAGGGTGCGTCAATCAGACTCCCATTTTACGATATTGAGCAGACTGAGAACAAACAAGAGCGCGTTTATCGGTTAGAACCGAAGGTGTCACATGGGTACATCTTGTTTAACCGAAGCTTGTCTGAGACATTTAAAACAATGCTAGAAGACTTTCCTCATGCCGATCATGACGATGGTCCCGACGCGCTTGAAGCTTTGTGGAATCTTGTAAATAACAGATACCAAGTAGCAAGTGTGTCAGTTGATCCAATGTCTAGATGACAATGGGATACCAAAACAGAATGATTTTATTGAGAAAGGCTGTAAGCTTTAGTTATGGCAAGAAATGAATCTAGATGGCTTTTCGGTGGGCGTTCTCGTTCTGAGATCCGTTCTGACTCTATTCAGGGCGTTGTCCCTTACTCCTCCAAGAAGAATAAAACTTGCCGCAGTGACGAGTTAGAACTTCTCGATTCTTACTACGAGTCACGCCAATATATCGGTAAGCCAGAATGGAAAGATTCCAAGTGCCAAGATGGATCTTACCGGCCTATCCGCGAGCGCGCGCCTCTCGTGGTGTTTCCATTCCATCGCATTCTCTGCCAGCGCATTACCTCGAAGCTTGTAGGACACTCTACTTTTCCAGTTATTACCGTTCCACAAGATCCTGAGTCCGAAGAATTCTTTAATGCTGTCCTGAAAATGTCAGGACTCGCTCACCATCTTTTAGAACCTACTCGCAGGCTCATGAACAACGGTTCAGTGCTCGTGCGCTTCTACCTGGTCGAAGGCAAAGTTAAGATTGAACACTACCTAGCAAAGCACTGTTACCCAAAGTTCCAAGGTAATGGCGAGCTTGAGTCAGTTACGATTAAATACGTTTACACTGATAAAGAAGACAAAAACGCAGACGGCACTTACAAGAAAAAGTGGTTCCGCCTCGATCTTGGAATGGCTACTGACACAAAGTACAAGCCTATTGAGTTCAAAGACGAGCAAGATCCCGAAGCTCTCGAATGGGAAATAGAAGAGACTGCAGAGCACAACCTTGGATTCGTTCAAGGTGAGTGGTTCCGTACCGCTGAGATCAAAGACTCCGTTGATGGTGTCCCTATCACTGGCGATCTTGCTTCTTTCGTTGATGAATTGAACTATTCCCTGTCTCAATCTGCTACCGCGGTATCGTATAACCAAGATCCACAGCTCACTCTCAACAAGATGGATGAAGACGAGATTATGGGGCTTGTCCGTTCCTCCCAGAAAGCCTGGAATCTTGGCCGCGAAGGTGAAGCTAAGTTCTTGGAGAGCAATCTAGGTGGTGTCGAGCGTGCAATGGAGTTGCGCGATAAGATCCGTCTCAATCTGCAAGATATCTCTCGTATCGTGATGCTCGATCCTGAGAAGATGATGGCTCAGGCTCAAAGTGGCCGCGCGATGGAAGTCTTGCATGGTCCCATGGTCGATCTGGTGCATGAGTTACGCCCACAAATGGAAAAGGGAATCAACAGCCTCGTCCTCAAGATCTCTTTGATGATTCTGGTTCTGAATTCACAGGGTGTTGATGTTCCGCTAGTTATCCCCCCTGGTTTCTCACCATCGACGCTCGAGATTACATGGGTATGGCCGCCAGTGTTTCCTCAAACCATGATGGATCTTCGCGAGAAGGTTCAAGTCGCTACTCAGGCAGCGTCTGGGAATCTTATTTCGCGTGAAACCATGACTCGCTGGCTAGCTGCTGATTTCAACGTCAAGAATGTAGAGGAAGAGATCCAGCGCATTGCAGCGCAGCCTGTAATCAATCCTTTTGGTGGATTTTAAGGGAGCCTGAATGTCGGTCAAACTTTCTAGGTATGTCTTTAGGCGCATAAGAGGAAGGCTTGTTCCTATTCGTATTGGAGCAGAGGCAAAGACAAATGCGTCTAACTTCGCGATGGCGGCTGTAAGAAAGCTTCAAGGGAAACGGAATCTAGAAGCGGCACAAAAGGTAGCTGAGTTCACAAAACAGTCGGTAGTAAAAGAGAAGGTCTTTCACGGTACGAGCAACTCGTTCCGCAAGTTCAGCTACGGTAAAATAGGATCTGCGGCTGGTACCGCTGGAGCTGGCAGAGGCTTTTACTTCGCTAACACAAAGCAAAACGCAAAAGCTTACGGATCAAAAGTTAAAGAAGCTTATTTAAACATTCAAAAACCACTTAAAGCATCTTTCAATGGGGAGTTTGATTCAGGGAAGATAAAGAAAAAGTCACTCGTTTCCATGCTGAGGAAAGCTGATCTGTCTAGCTTCGGTGAAGGCACTACCGTAGAAAAAGCAGCGGCGATGTTAAAGAAATACAACACAAACGACGTTGATCTAATTAACGATGCTGGTGTTAGTGCGTTTGGGAACAACTTTAAAGAGCTGTATAAAAGGCTTAAAAAGTACACAGGGATAGATGGTATTGTTCAAAGCAACAAAAAGGTCAGTCACTTTATCGCGTTTAGCCCTGAACAAATAATGTCCGCTCCAAAGCGCAGTAAGATTTACTCTAATGCTTTGAAGCGCAGCAGGCGGTTAAAAGTAAGGGGAAAATAAAATGTCAGACGTTAAATTTGTCCGGATTAGAGGCAGGATCGTTCCGATTAAGAAAAAGGCTGGCGGTGAACAATCTAAAACTAAATACAAAACCACTACCAGAGCAACAGCAGCAGCCGGACTAGCAGCCACAACGGTCGGATCTGTAGCTGGGTCAATTGGCATTGTTCAATCAGCATTAGGATTGAATAGAGCAGTGAACAGCGCAAGAATATCGGAAGCATTGAAGAGAGCGGGAATGGCATCTGGCGCAGCCGAAATGAAACTAAAGGCACAGGCTGGCGCTAAAGCGATGGTTAAGGGCAATAAGCTCATGGGATTGGGTGCCGTTGGTTACGGTGTCGGCAACGCTTTATTGGGCGTTGCTGGCCTTTCCGCTGCGAAACAGTCTGACAACAAAGAGTTCAAAGAGCGCGCCAAAAACGTGGGTATGGGTAGAATTGTTGGAGCCACTGCTCTTGTCGGCTTGGGTGCTTTGTTAGTTAAGGGAGCAAGAGTTACCGCTGCACGAGATATTGCAAGGCAGTTTGGCGTTAGATTTGGCAGAAAAGCAGCAAAAGCATCCGCTAGCGCTAAACCAGTAATGGCCAAAATGATCGGGTTCAAGAAATAGGGGCAAGCATGGCCGCACCAAAGTCAGTAGGGCGAGGGCACACCATCAAGCAATTGCGCGCACTGCGCGATAGCGGGTGGTTCAATGGCGATACCGGCACTGAGTTTCAACCGGAGGAGTCACATGACGAGTTGATGCGCATGGAAACGCGACGCGGTGAAGCAGAGGCAGAGCGCAGACTCAAAGCACTAAACGCTTCTGTTGGCGCTATCCGCAAGAGATCCCGTGGCCGGCCTTATATCGAAAACGCTTCCTTCAGAACGATTAACGGCAAGCGGGTACCATTCCCTCCGCTTACCTTTGTTCCATTTTGAGATAAAACAGGGAATACTGCTGATAAGGTAAATATATGAACTACAAAGTAGGCGCAATTAAGTTTGCTAAGCGGTTTGGCGGCGTTGCTCGCAATACACTCATTGGCGCTGCAGCCGGTACTGTAACTGGTGGCATCGTTTCTACCAGTAACGACGCTCCAGCAGGTATGAGAACAGGATCGCAAGTAGGTGCTGCAATTGGCATCGGCGCATCCCTCCCCTTCCGCAATATGGGGAGAGCACTTAAAACCGCGTCAACCGTATTTGCTCGTGGTCTTAAAGCAGATCCAGCATCCAAGGTGGGCGCAGCATTACGCAGAGCAGATAAGTCTGTCCGTCAGGGCAAAGTAGTTTTCCGCCGCATCCGTGGTCGCCTTATCCCTATTAGGACAAAATGAACGAGATCGCTTTTCGCCGCATCGGTGGACGCATTGTCCCCATCAAAAAGCCTACCGGCGCTGGTAAGTCGCTCGTTTCAAGGCGCGTTGCTAAGGGCGTAATTGCAACAGGACTCAGTGCGGCGGCTGGCGGCGCATTACTAAAGCCAGGAAATGGGAAATCGCCAAAGCCTAACAGGTTTAAGCTTGGGCTAGGCTATGGTTTACAGGTGCTTTCCGGTGCCATTGCTGCAGCTCCAGTGAAGGGTGCCGCGCGCATAAGTGCTGCGATTGCTGGCTCAGTTGCAGCGGACCTAAGTTCCTCCGCAATGTTTGCATCAGCGATCAAAGATATGCGCGGCGATAGATCCACGAAACTAAAGCAGTTTGCCAAGCATCAAGCCATTGGCACGGGTGTGGGGTACGCTACCTTCGGTGCGGGCCTGCTAGCCAATAAATCAGTCAGATCTAAAGTCATTGGATGGGGATCAAAGATCGTAAGAAAGGTAGCTTTCCGATGAAGAGCAATGACAAACAAGTTAGGTTTATTCGAATCCGTGGTCGCGTTGTCCCTATTCGTGCATCCAAGGGCGGCAACAGCTCCAAAACTCCAAAGGCTGTTGGCCAGGTCGCGGCTGGTACCGCGATTGGTGCTGCAAGTGGTGCAGTGGCAGCTAGGCTTACTGTTGAATCCGCAAAGCTTGAGAACAGTGCTCGCAGGGCCGCTAAGTTTGCTCAAAAGGCTAAGATATCCCGACATATCGGAGTAGGTGCCACCGATCGGTACTGGCGCGCGGCGCATGTAGCTATCAATAGGTCCGTTCGCAGCCTTAAGGTGTTCAGCATTGCCAAGAAGATAAAGCTCGTGGGTGCGGGTGCCGCTGCAGCCCTGATCGGTACCGGCCTAAGCAATGCGTTAAGGCCAAAAGATAACAAGAAGCGTGAGGCGTTACGCGCGGGTGCAATAGGTGCCGGTGTGTTTGCCCTACAGTTAGCCTTCCTTCGTGGAGTGGGCAACAAAGCCAGTCCTGCGATACTTGGAGCACTGAACAAGGCAACTAGAGCGCGAATGAAGAAAAAATGAATTTCTTTGATGAAGTAGACTCACTAGGCATTGCTGAAAGGCACGCCAACAGAGTGCTCAAGCTAGAGGAGTCTTCCGGTAAGTCACTCATTAGCGACTACAAGGCCATTAGGCAGGAGCTAAGAGATCGGTTGACCATGACTCCTAACGATACCTTTACCGCTCAGAAGCTCCGCGGGGTGCTTCTCCAGGTCGAATTAGCCATTGAAGCACAGGGTAGAGCGCTCAAGTCCGGCATGAAGGATTCGGCATCTGACTTCGCATCCCTTGGGGTCGATCACTTGCTCTCTGAGATCCGTAAGTTCCAAGATGAGTTTAGTGGAGCTGTCATGCCCATCAACTTGAATGCCGCGGCGATCGCTGACGACGCATCACAGCTTCTTGTGAACCAATACGACGCATCCATTGACGCATACTCCTCCGCTCAGCGCGGCGCGATCGGATCATCCCTTACACAATCCGTAATCGCTGAAGACGGACTCTATGAGGTGGTAGGCAGGCTCTCTCAGTACATGATGGCAGAGGAATGGAAGGTTTTACGCTTAGCGCGCACTGAGCTACATAATGTTTACAGCCTTGGGAAGCTTACGGGGATGCGAGAATTACAGTCTGGTGATGTTCCAGACCTGAAAAAAGCACTCTATCATCCCATGGACTCGCGCACGGGTAAGGATTCGGTCTACGCACAAACCCTAAATCAGATCGTACCTATCGATGAGCCTTTCTCCTATCGTTGGGGCGGCAAGATCCGCACTTACATGACGCCACCAGACAGGCCAAACGATCGCTCGATCCTGATCCCATACCGCGATTCCTGGGCAAAATAGCCCTAGCAATTCCTGAAAGTTAACGTAACTTAACCATTAAACAAAGCACGGCTAAGACGACGAGCTAGGCTTTTAATGGGTGCTCATCTTGACGGTGGGTTATAATCAAAGGAGAATCGACTTATGTCAGTACAGATTACTGAAGAAACGGCCAATGTTGAGGCGGCTAAACCTGTCACAGCAGCGACTAACGCTAATCCTCCAGGTGAGGGAGCTACTCAAACTGAATTGGAAGATTCGGGATGGGATGAAAAGACCAAGAACTATATCAAAAGCTTGAGAACCGAAGCAGCCAAGAATCGCACTAAGGCAAAAGAGCTTGAAGCTCAATTTAATGCGATCAACAGCAAGTTTTCGGCTCTAGAGAGTGGACTTAAGAAAAGCCTAGGTGTTGAAGGTACAGAGGAATTGCAGCCCGAAGCTAAAATCTCTGAACTAGCAGCTACCAATGAAAACATGGCTTTCCGAAATGCCGTTCTTGAAACAGCGGTTGGACATGGAATTGGTGCAGATCAATTGGAAATGCTTGAGTTTCTAATCCTCAAACGGGCGGATGCCTTAGAAGAGGGTCAGGAACTTACTGATGAAGATATGGCCGAGATTGTTAGCAAAGTGAAGCTGACTAGCAAAGCCATGGGATCATCGACTAGCGTCACGAGTAGTGTCCAAGCAGCAGATTCAAACACGCAAAAAGCGTTATCAGTTGAGTCTTTTGCAAAGATGTCTATCGCTGAGAAAAGCCTTTTGTTCTCAAAAGATCCAAACACTTACAACACGCTCATGGCAGCAGCTCGTGAAAAGCGGCTACTAGGGCGATAACCTAGAGGATATTAACAATGGCTACCACGTTACCAGGCGATTTCGCCTTTGAACCTAAAGTTTGGCAGGATCATATCTCTGCCTATTTCGATCGCAAAATGGCCTTGGGCCAGCTTGCTATGGTTGAGCGCACTCTTACCCAAGAGCCAGGCACAACCATCAATTTCCCATACTTCAAAGCTATCGGTGATGCTGAAGAACCAGCAGCCGATGCGTCTTTGAGTGTTGATAAGATGCAAGATGACTCTTTCAGCTCCACTGTGCGTGAAGTTGCTAAGGCAGTTGCAATCCGTAAGTCGGCTTTGATGAAGTCGGCTACTTCCAGCGAACGTATTTTTGCAGAAGTGCAAGAACAGCTCGCTCGCGTTCATGCTGAAAAGGTTGATAAGGATCTGATCGCTGAAATCAACACCACTGGAAATCACATTCAAGGCTACAGCTCTGTTGGAACTGGCGACTTGATGGACATTCGCAAAGTCTTGGAAGCTAAAGTTATCGGTTTCGGTGACAAGCAAGACCAAGCAGTTGCAATGGCTATGCACAGCTTGCACTTCTTGGACCTGATGCGCGACAGCACTGCAGGCTTCTTGAAGGCTGACGCAAACGATCCATTCTGGCAGGCACCTGGTTTCCAGGGTCGTCTCTTGGGTATGGCTTTGTTTGTCCTCGATTCGATGCCACTTGGCACTGCAATCAGCGGCAAGCGCGTTCATCAGGCTTTCATCATGAAAGCTAACCCATACGGTCTCATCGTAAAAGAAGAGCCAATGGTAGAACGTGATTACGACATTCTCCACCGCGAGCATGTTGTGACAGCTACTCAGTGGTATGCCGTTAAGGCTTTCCACGCCAAGGTTGCCTCTTTGGATCTGCGTATCGCACGCATGTCTGTTGTGACTCAGGCTAACGTCTAATAGGAAAGGGATTAAATAATGTCTGCACAATCTAACGAAAGAAATCCACAAGTAGTGGTTATCCCAGTTGGCAGCCTTGCTGCTAACGCCACAATTCCAGCAATGTACGTTCCACGCGCAGGGAAACTTCTCTCTGCTCACCTGGTCAACAATGCTGCAATCGCTGCATCTGACACCAATTATTGCACGCTGACCTTGCTCTCCGGAGCAACTACGCTTGCAACTTTGGACAGTCGTGCTGCTAACCAAGGCGCATTGGTTCAACGTGAAGGCAAAGCATTCGTGGTGGCAAGTGAAGACTTGGCATCCGGCGCTAGCCTTTCGCTCCAATACGCTGAAGCTGGCACCATTCAGTTGACTGAAGCAGTGCTCGTTCTTCACTACTGGGTAAAAGAGTCCGCCTAATTAACGGACAGTCGTCTCCTTATGGGTAGGGCATCATGCAGCAATGTGTGGTGCCCTGCCTGTCAGGATTCTAAAGGAGTGACTCATGGGAATCATGGCGCGTAGACGAGTAGGCAAGAAAAAGCCTGTAGAAGCAAAGCCAGAGCAAAAGCCAGAAAAAGAAGCTCCCAAGAAAAAGGGGAAGTAAATGGCTTTAACCGCTCAAGAAAAACACGACACGATTAGGTTACTCGGCTGGACCGCTAAGGTTCTCGAAGTCAACAGCCTGGACTACAATACCATTGTAAACGATCGGTTGAACACGATCCCAGTAGAGGGCGAAGAGTCCCTTCGCTTGCTGCTGATCAGGCTTGTGGGCTTGGACGCAAAGCTAGATAAGGCTTTGTGCCGAGTTTCCACGCTAGAGATCGGCGACATTAAGCTCAATCCCGAAGAGATCCGTTTGCTGCGTAATGAGCGCAGGCGGTTGATTAAAGAGCTATCGGAGCTTACTGGCATTGCATTTGTGTCCATGATCGGAAGCAATAGCGTATCGGTTTGCGTATGAGCTTAAACGAATGCCTAGTTTCATGCCTGGATGACGTTTTAGGGATTCGTGATGACATTGGCGCTATTAAGCAGCCCGTTTTTATTATTACCAGGACATGGAGCGGTGAAGCACCTGGCGACGGCACAAAGCGCGACACTGAAAAGCAAGTATTACCTACTCCAATGGTTGTAGATCTATCTCACAGCTTGAGAATCCTTGAAGGTGGAGCTGTGAAGCGTGGGGATCTTATCCTCAAGATGATATCCAAGAATCAATTTCCACTAGAGAGTGAAGTAGACGGCAAGTCTCCATCACGTAACGTAGAAAAATTCTACCGCGTGGGCGAGGCTTACTACCAGGTGATTAGCGTCACTGAAGATTACGCATGGTGGAACGTGCAGATCCGGCGTGTCGCGTTTAGTGGGAGATAAGACATAGGTGGCCGTTAAAACAATCGAGCTAAAAGACTTCTCCAAGGAATTAGCTAAATACGCAGAAGAGCGGAAGGAAGATCTTAAGCGCGCGACTATCAACGCAGCCCTGAGATCCGTTCCTCGCCTCGTCGCCAAGTCTCCAGTTGATACAGGGCTGTACGCGCAATCCTGGGACACTCAAATTGATGAGGAGTCCGCTACCGTGGGTAACTACGCCCCCCATGCTCCAATTATAGAGTATGGCGCTAGGCCGTTTACACCACCGATCGCACCTTTGCTTGCTTGGGCTAAGCGGGTACTACAAGATCCTTCGCAGCCACCGGAATACAGCTCCGAAGTGTGGGCACTTGCAAAAGGAACACAGGCAAAGATTGCTTTAAAAGGCATTGAACCGCATCATATAATGGAAAACGAGATACCTTTAATCATGGAAGACCTGCTAACGGAGATGCGCAGAGATGGCTAGGTCCGTACAAAAGACTCGCGAAGCACTGATTGCGCACTTGACGCAGAGCCTTAGCGATCTACGAAACATCAAAGACGAATGGCCGGAAGCTAACGAGGAACTTCTCTATCCTTGCCTCTCTATCTTTCAGAGATCTCCAACATTCACCAATTTATCGCCCTACCAAGTAACTGTCACGAGTCCCGACACGCTGAATCAAGTCACTAGCGCATGGGTAGTGGGGATGTACGACATTGAGTTCCAGCTCGATCTTTGGTGTGAAAATAAAAGACAAAGAGATGAACAGTTTGATAAACTTTTCTCTGCATTAAACCCTATTATTACTCCGATGGGCCTAAGCTTGAAGCTGCAGGACTATTATGAGCAATGGGCTAGGTATGATTTGGTCGGGCACCAAGTCGAAGACTCTGAAGAGGAATCGCAGCGTAGAGAGTGGAGAGCCACTCTTAAAGTGCGGTCCAATGTCAGGGAAGTGTTAAATAGAACTGATTACGGTATTGTAGAAACACAAACAGTTTTCGAGACTCCGGATTTCATACCGGAGCCATAAGTTTGCCCGACAGGGTGAGGAGGGGTTTAAATGGGAATTTATAGAAGCACAGATCCTACGACGTGGGATGATGTAGATGGTATTGTCATTAATGAATCAGCGCCAGCGCCAAACATTCAAGGCGTTGCTAGCAACATTGCTATCATGGTCGCTCAGTTTCAACGTGGGCCGCATGACCTGACGGAAGTTGGTTCTATCGGTGAATTGCATGAGCAATTTGGCCGTAGCACTTATGCGGGTAACCAAGCGCTCAAGAATAAGAAGTTTGGCCGTCTCCGCGTGATCCGCGTTGAGGCCACTGGCGCTGCTAAAGCATCTGACACTTATGAGTCAAGCTCCACTGCCCGCCTTACACTTACTGCAAAGAGTAAGGGCCTTTACGGTAACTCGATCACTGTAAAGATCGAAGCTGGCTCATCTGCGGGCAAGAAATACACCATTCTGGACACTTCTGTTGGCGCAGTGTTGCCGCAGGAAGTCTATGACAACGTGTTGATCACTGAAGCGGCATCAAAGCTTTCTGTTAGCCAATTGGTTGACGTGACTGTGCTTTCCACTGCAGCAGAACCAGATAACCAGGCAGCAACAGCACTTGCTGGCGGCTTAGACGGAACTGTTTCGGACGCTGACTACCAGGCAGCAATTGATAAGGCAGCAGTTGAGCGCGCAGGCAACTTCTTGTTCCTCGATGTGTACTCTTCTGCTCGCCGCTTGGCTCTCAAGCAACACGCTGCTGACACTCAGGACAAGATGGTTATCTTGGCTGGCGATGAAGTTCAGACTTCTAGCGCTGTGATTGCTGATGTTGCTTCTCATCGTGACGGTGAAGGCCGCATCATCTACGCTTATCCTTGGATTCAGACTTCTTTGGATGGCGTGTTGGCTTTTGTTAGCCCTGCATCGTTCTACGCTTCTGTGTTGTCGCAGACTGCTCCAAACATTGATCCAGCATATGCTGCTAACACTCAGTTTTTGAGTGGTGTGGTTGGCTTGAAGTACACGCTCACACGCGCGCAGTACATCCAGCTTAAGGATGCAGGTGTCAGTGCGTTTGAGCTTGATGCTGACATTGGTCCTAAGATCAAGAGCGGCATCGTGACTCAGATTGCAGACAGCTCCAAGATCACTGTGCTTCGTCGCAGGATGGCGGACTACTTGACTGACTCTGCAGCACGATTCCTCAAGAACTACCAGAATGCTCCTAACACGAAAGAAAACCGCACTGCTGTAAAGGGTGCTGTGTTGTCCTTCGTGGAACTACAGGAACAAGCTGGCATCTTGCCACGAGACAGCGAAGTTCAAAGTGGACTCGCAAAGCTTGTGGACTCGGAAAGCTTGAACACAGACAACAGCATTGCACAGGGGTTCTTTAAGCTTCTGTGGAAACAACGTATTTTCAGCTCGATGCGGTTCATTGTTCTCCAGGCGGAGATCGGTGAGAGCGTAGTCGTAACGGAACAAGGATAAGGGGTAACCAATGAGTGCATCAATTCGTGGTCATCAGGGCCAATTTAAAGTGTACGAGAATGGAGCGCTCGTTAACATCGTCAATCTGACGAGTGTTGACGTATCGCAAGATTCTAGCTTCATGCGATCTTTCTATGTCGGCAATGTCACTGGCGAAGGCGACCAGGCTATCGAAGGATGGTCAGGATCTGTTGAAACCGAAGTGAAAGATGACGCAGTGGACTTGTTCATTGACGCTCTGATCCAGAATAACCTTGCTGGTATCGGCGTGAGTGACTACACGTTCATTACGACAGAGTTTTATCCAGACGGTGCTAGCTCCAATTACGTCTACTTTGACGTGCAATGGAAAATGAGTAAGCGCCAAGCTGGGTTGAACGAAAAGATGACAAAGCGTCTTGAGTTCCAGGCATCTGGCCGTAAGCGTTTGTAATTTAAAAAGGGGGGCTTGAGCGTAAGGAACTCAGGCTCTCCTTTCATCAAAAGGGAGACGACATGGAAACTTTAGTAAGCAAGGTAGTTCTAGGTACTGGCAAAGAAGTATTGCTCAGAGAGATCAAGATTAAGCATCAAGAGCTTGCTATGCGTGCAGTTGGATCTGCAGCAGGCGATAACTCGACCTTGCTCGCCTATCTCACTCAAAAAGAGATGCTGAAGATGCTCATCGTTCAGATCAACGGCAAGGACATGAAGCCCGCAGAGCTGGAAGACTTGGATGAGCTTTTCTCTTATGCAGAGTTCATGCAACTTGCTCAAGTATTGGGCCAGCTCGCAGGTGGTAGCGATATGGGAAAGTTCCAGTTAGAACTAGTAAGCTCTGGCGGACAATAACCTGGATTTGTCGCTACACGTCTTTAAAACCTGATGACGTGATGGCTCTAACCCCTTGGCAACTTGCCCTACTCAGTGAGAACCTAATGGAGATCATCGAAAGGGAGTCGGGGCGTAAATAATGGCAGTCGATCAGGTCTTTAGAGTCCTTACAGAGTTCCGGTTTGAGGTTGGATCTGCGGTAGCAAGCTCCGGTGCGTTAAAGAATGCCGTTGAAGGCATTTCTCAAAGCGCTGAAGAGGCTACTTTTGCCCTTTCTCGCATGACTGCGGGTCTTGCCGCTCAAATGTCCCTGGGTACTGGCGGCATATTAGGCGGCCTGGGTGCTGCTATTAAGTCTGCAGACAAGTTCCAACAGACTCAGATCGCGATCGCCAATCTGATGAATGCCCAGGCTAACCCATTCCAAGATCGAATGGCTATGGCGGCTGGGCACATGGAGCACATGAACAAGCTCGCTGCTGAGTTTGCTCTGCCTACCGATGACCTGATCAACATGACCAAACTGATCGCTCCAATGATCAGGACTCACGGCAAAGATGGTGCTGTGGGAGATCCAAACTTCTCGGTAGCCACCGATGTGGCGCGTAACTTCCTAAAAGCAGCTCCTACACTTGGCATTGATCCGACACTGGCCACTGGACAGCTCCAGCGCATGGTTGGTGGTCAGGCTAGCATGGGTG